AGCTATACCTACTACTGCTGCTGTTGTAACTGCCATATTATAATACTTTTATCATTTCAGATGTGTATGAGTCTCCTTTAATGTATCCAAGACCAACATACGTGTTTATTAAACTTTCATTCTTAATTAGTGCGTAGACGTACTTGCACCCAGCTATTCCACAGATTTCAGTCAATCTAGACACCAATAATTCAATAGCGTCTTTCCTTAGTTCCTTGTTGGTATAATACCTACTTGATATTATCCAGTCTACCCATCCAACCTTAGAGTTAGTAAGGTACATAAATCCTGCACAAATAGGGACATCACCGTCATAAACTATAATGCCACCCTTACCATTGTCAGGGAGGAAATCTCTTTGAGGAGGAATCCATTTCCAGTCCTTCCACCACCCTACAAGAATGTCTTCGTAATCTGCTTCGCTTAACTCTCGTATTGTTAGTGCCATGCTATAACAAAGATATTAATTTTAAGGGAAACTTTTCATTACGTCAGACTCGATAGTAAATAGCTCAATCTTTTCTGTCTCAGTATTCTCTAAGTCAAATACGCAGTAATGTCCTAGCACACCATGAGACTCAGCAATTGAGTTTTTAATGTAAAGAAAATACGCATCCTGCACAGCAATAGGAGTGGTCCCAGATATCGTTGTATTGATAGTTATTTGGTTCACCCCATTTGGTAGGTCAACTGTAATTGCCGTCACCTGTCCTCCAAGTAATGGGTCTCCTGTAAAGTTAGGAGGCAATAAGAAATAAAATAAGTCTCCAATACTTATGATGCTACCAATAGAAATGGTTAATGAGAACTTGATAACATTACCACCGACAACTTGTGAGCTTCTTCCTATACCATTTACACTTCTTAGATTTAGCTGACCAACGGTATCGTTTCTAACAAAAGCAAAGAAGGTACCCTCCTTTTTCTCAAAAAAATTGGCGCTAATAAATCCTGATACTTGTATGTCAGTTTGTAAAGTTACTGCCCAAGGAGAATCTCCCTTTAGTGCTATGGTTTTAAATAACTTATTCTCCAATGGTGACACATTGAATACGCTTTGCAATGTAGACGTGGACTGAGTACCATAGAAGTTGTTTCTGGTCTCATTCACGTTGTGACGAAACAAATTGCCTCCACTAAATGTGTAGAAATAATTATTCATTCCTATCATCCAATCAGGATAAAAAGAATAGAAGGACACCCATCCGGGTGCCGCTTCGCTATATGTTAGTGTATAATTTGCCATAGTTTAACAAGGTCCTCCATAAGTTGATATAAATCCTAATGCGTCTACTTGAAAAGAATCTCCACTAGCAGGAGCTGACACAGTCTTATAGTGTGTATTGTTACCATTCAATGGTGTAGTAAGTCCCACGTTTGTGTATAACACCTTGCCTGCAAGAAAAACAGCATATAATGATGCTTCTGTTCCTACAATGTATACGGTCAAAGGAGTTCCTGTTCCTGCACAAGCAGCTACAGAACTTCCCCATCCGTAAGTATTAGGACTTGTAGTCACATCAAAATATACTGTGAATTGACTATACAAGCAATCACCAAAAGCAATAATGACACCGTTGGCATCTACTTGAAACCACTCATTGGTACCAGCATCATTAGTCTGATAGTAACCTGCACCAAGTTTAAACTGACCATTAACGTCACTAAAAACTAAATCATACAAACCTAAAGTACCACCAGCTCCATTAACATGAGCCACATAGTATGTTTGGTTTATAGTGGCTGAGCAAGCCGCTGCGCTACTAACATTGATTGTACTTGATGAGAATGATGTAAGTGCAGCAGGGCATAATACAGACACATTAAATACCGTGCCTGAGCATGGTCCTATAAACGTAAGATTTAAAATAGATGGAGACGCTGTTGTCTTTGGTATAACCATAATGCAATTCCCCGGCGCTGATGCAGTAAGTTGCATTTGACCTGCAGCTACAGATACGTTCTCTGTAGTCCCTAATGCAGCAAATATTGTTCCATTATACTGAAACTCATTAAGGATATAAGGAGAACCTGCTACTATACCACAATCAAAAGTTGTGTCACCAACGTAAGTAGGCAATCCTGCAGTACCTTGCCGCCAGCCAAATGAAGGTGAAGAAAGACCGTTATAGATGACGCTATTAAATAAAGCACTAATCCCATCAGGTACTGACAGTGGTTCAAACTCAACAATTACAGCTCCTGTGGGAGCACCAAGGTTTACATTTAAATAGTATACGCCTTGGTTCCCACTAGCACTTATACTTCCTCCACAAACAATTGAACAAGAAGGACAGGTCTGCTGGGGAACAAGTACACATGACACTTGTTCTCTGACTATCACACCGTCTGAGTAGAAGCCATTAGCAGCACAGACCGTTAAAGCTGCGTCTGTAAACACAGCCGTAGCAGAGCCTAGTGATGGGCCATTTAAATAATACATTGAACTTATAGCCATTATATTTTATATTTTATTTTAACTTATGCACATCCACAGCAAGCATCTAGTGTAGTTGTACTAGAGTAACACAATGTCAAAGGAACAGAATCTCTAAAATCCCAAATAAGATATAGGTAATCATCCAAGGCAGGGACAGTAAAATTCGCAAAGTTATTAATTCCACCTCCTTGGTTTGGTGTCGCTATAGTAGACAGTCCTAGCAAAGTAGATATGTTTGCAGATGTATTGGTGTACAATGTATTTGACATCAAGTATCTAAACTTGTCTGTAGCAGGATTGAATACAAACGTGTCTGTAGACAACTTGTTAGAAATAATACTCAGTGTGCTTGCTGCAGGAGGAAACGCTCCGGGGCCTACAACTCCTGTCAATGAGCTATATCTTGATACCAATGGATTATTGGTAGAAGATAAGAATATAGTGCCAACAGACTGTAATGGAGAAGTATAAGTTCCTTTAACATATCTGTACTGCGTTTGAATAGTTTGCCCTGATTGAAAGTCATTTGTAACAACAACTTGAATAATTGTCAAATTATCAGTTACAGTACATTCAGCCAGTACTGAAAGAACTATATCTCCAGTATAATCTATTGTTATTGTAGCTGTTTCAACAGAAATATTATCTTTAGTAAATGTCAGAGTTCCACTAGTAGTCTCAACTCCTGTGGTATAAGAGGTACCATCATAGTCTACAGTAATTTCAAATGATGCGCCAGCACTAATTGTTTCAACTGTATAATTAATATCAGAAGTCCCAATAACAGCGCCTAAATCTACGCAGTATTCAAATGTCTTTGATACAGCTGGTAATGTGCTAAGAGTAAATGTTTGCAATATACCACAACCTAAGCACTCAGGATTTGATGGAATGTCTATATCATTTGTAGATAGCACATATTCGTTCATGTATGGGTCAAACCCACCTAGCTTCTGAGTGTCGTATGAACGATTGAACTCATCTCTAAACCAAGTTCTCATTCCTAGTTCAGAGATAACTGCAAGTTGGTCACTACTAGATGAGTCTCCTACAAGCTGAATAACAGCCCCCCTCTTTACATCAGTAAAGAATCTATTGAAACCCCAATGCACATAGCTTTCAGGATTAAAGCTGATTCCATATCTTTCAGTTCTTGCAATTTGGTTCCCTAAAATTTCAGGAACAGAAGCTATTACACCGCCACCTGTAGAGTCTGAAATCAAGTTCTTACTTGCAAGCACGTATGAAATCTTATCCTCTTGAAGTACCAGTATATCAGTGTTTCTTCCATCCATTATGTAGATGTCTCCAAAGGATGGCTCTAATACTTTGTAGTTAAGCAAGCCAAGGTTAAACTCATTGAGTTTGTTCACGTTTGACTCTGCGCTATAGACACCACTATAAGTAATGTCAGCAAATCTATCTGCAGCCTTATAGTCCTGAGCAGAAACACTAGTTACTCTGTTGCCAAAGTTAAAAGAGTTACCAACCAATGAGTCTCTAATCTTATAGCTTTCTGCACCATTTCCAAATGCAAAGCAGTTAAAGAACTTAGTGTCAACTATTGCAGGAGTACCTGTACCAATGTTTTGGTTCTGAATATTTCCTTGATGGTTTCCATTCACAATAGCAAATGACATCTCGTTCTCAAAGAATACATCAGGCAAAGCATCCGATGGTTCGGTCTCAAAGATTATAACTTTATCAGAACGAAAGACAGTAATGTTTACCTCTACGTTTGAATCTCTTGCTCTTGGCTTTAGTCCTGCCCCTTGACAAGCCTCAGTTCCTGTCACCATTAACTGAAGCTCATTAGTGACAGCGTCTCTATAGAACTGATAGTAGTTTGTGCAAAGAGCTGAAACAATAGCTGGAGTAATAGCTGGTGTAGCTGAAATTGCTGAATAAAATACATTTTGAATAGGACAACCTCCTCCTCCAACAATCTGTATTCCATCATTCAAGTACTGCTCAATATTTTCCCCCACAAACCAATCATATATATTACTGTATACGTTTGGAGATATGAAAGTTCTTTCAAAAGTATTTCTTCTTTCCTCACATTGATTTCCTGAGCCACCTCTGAATTGCTTTATTGACATTACAATTCTACTTCCTGCGGGAACATTATAATCTATAAAAGTCCAAGAAGGATTTAAGGCATCAGTACCCGCTATGTTCATAGGGTAAAATAAAATAGGATAATTTCCCCCTTGTTTCTCCTTTACCGTTATTCTTCCGGGAGCAATAATTGCATTCTCATCTTGAATAACATTAAAGCTATTTGGATTTATCTTAGCATATACTCCTGCAGGCACAGGTATGAAAACCAATGGGTCATTTTCACTTGGTATCTCAATAAACCCCTCAGCCTGAGAAGACTTCTCAAGAATAGTAGCGTAAACACAACTAGTAGTAGGACCTTCTGAGTCCGCCTTAACAATAAATCTATCACCAACCTCTACCTTTCTAGAGTTTTCTCCTTCCAATAAGAAATAAGCACTATTGCTATTTGGGTCCTCAAAGAATATGTTGCAATAAATTACCTCATAATTCTCTTGGTCAGGCTTCATGACAAACTTGTATCTAGTAGCCCAAGCAGGAGGCGCCTGTTGAGGTGGTATTGTAACCTGAATAGAGTTCTTAAAAGAGGATAATCCACAAGATACGTGCTGAGTATTGTTTGGACTAACTAAGGCTGTTGTAGCCCTGTTAAAATCATCCATATAGACGATTCCAATCTCGTAGTCTCTATTACTATGAAGGCTTTGAGTATTAGCTATTTCTTGAAAAGTTGCCAGAGCAAATGTGATACTATAATATTCGTATACCTCCTGAGTTGGAGTTGCAATATTGTTAACATATTTCATTGAAGGAATCTGTAGACCAATCTCATTACTAGCAGGGGATGTTAGTATTCCAATACCTTGACCTACCGCACTAATCCCACTCGCTGTTTTAAACAACCCACTTAAAGTGTTTGGTATAAAACAATTGAATTGGTCTGTAAATGTAACTCCATTACAAGAAGTTGCAACAGGCTGAATATTCCCAGCATCTCCTATAGCATTTTGAAATTCTACACTAGAACCCAAATCATATACTGAGGTATAATCTCTAGGTAAAAAGAAAACAAAATTTAATTTTACGTTATCTGTAGTTTCAGTTGGAAATGGAGCATCTCCTGTAAATTGGTCATGGTCTATAGTCAAATCTAAACTTATTGCAGAACCTGCAACCAATAACTTATCTACTAAATCAATATAGACTATTGAGTCAGGAACACTTACAGCACCATCAATAGAGTAATTCCCTGATTGAACGCTAGTATCAGTATCTGTTAAACCAATATCTTCAGAAACCAATGTTGTAAAGTACTCAAACTTTATTGGCACACCGTTTTCGTCTAGTAAGTCATAGCCCTCTATATAGTTTCCATACATCAATCTGTTTCCCATAATAGTCTGAGCCTTTGCAAATCGAGGTACGTTATCGTATAGCCTCAATAGTTCTGACTCAGAGAGTATGGTAAAGATTTTACTATTTGTAAATGTATACTCCTCTAGGACATTGTCAACCAATCCCAAGTTTTGTTTATCAAGCTTCTCAATAACTTTAATAACATTCCCATCTGACCTTTTAAATAGTAGGTCAATACCGATAACCAATGGGCCACCTGTATTATAAGTAATAATAGCTGAATTGCATAGATTGGTCATGCCCTCATTCAAATAGCTCTCAACACTAAAGCCGAAAGACTTTGGTATGAACGCAGGCTGAGACCATTGAGAAGTAGCACTATACTCTCCATCAATGTATTTGTATCTATAAGCAAAGCAAATAAATCTTGTCTCTAAGAAATTCTCTTGACCATTGTTTACTATTGGTTGAACTGCAGGCGCCTCTAAAGGCGGCTTCTTTATTACCAGCAAAGACTCAGCACTAACTTGGTCTATGTTAGCAACTGGATTAGGATAGTTTCTTTGAACATTTATTGTCCTTGGAGCATTGTAGTCGTCCGTAAAGAACAGCAGTTTATTATCCAAAATATCTACCCCTGTAATAAGGTAGCTTGGATTAAAATTCAAAATGGTATTGACACCACCCCCATCATTAATAGAGATGACATGGTATGTCAAAATATTTGTGCTTACATTAAAAGAAACAATTAGGTCTAGCTTACCTGTAGCTCCAACTGGAAAGTTAGAATCATGTACAAACCAATAAATGGTTTCGGTAACACTATTCTCAATAGCCCCTATACATCTTGCAGAATTACTAAGAGGAGTCCCGTCAATATAAGTTAGAGAAGTCAATGGTAAATTCCCCTTTGTATTCTCAATAACACCAATCTCAGATTCTTCTGTAGAACCCATTCTGATGTTCATAGCATCAATGTATTCTCCATCAGGAATGACTCTTTCGTCATAGACTTTATTCATCCTTCCCGTTACGAAGTTTCTGGTAATCTTTGCCATATTATTTAATAATCTTATCTAGACCTCTCATGTTCATCAATAGTCTTCCGGGATGGATATTGCTGATTCTTATCTTAGCATTTCTCAATAACGCAGTCCTTTCTTTACGAGCACGGGTAACAATATATTCCTGAACCCCTAACTTGCTACTTAAAATCTCACACTGAATGTAAGCATAAATGTACTTTTCAAATAACTTATTAACGGTAATCTTAGAATTATCTCCTTGCTCCATACCGTCTGACACATACTCAACAATGCAAGACTCTCCTGCCATTGGAGAATCAAAATTAATTACTCCTGCTTTCCTGTCAATATTAAAGGTAGGATTAAAGTTTGCCGTCTCCGTGTTAAGACCATAAGCCGCACCAATGGTGCCTTCAAAGTACCACATTCCATCGTAGTTAAAACCTTCGTTGCCATCAAACTGATTCGCTTGATTTAAATAAATGCTTTTCTTAATTTTGCTTAATCTATCAAAATCAATATTAGAGTACTGAGGACTCAAAGCATTTCCATCCTCGTCAAATAAAATACGACCTGTATTGTCTTGAAGATATGCTCTAGATGATAACGTCTGAATGTTCTCAGTCAATGGCCTTAACCATCCATCCTTATACATAGAAATCCTAACCCAGTTGACATAGTCAGATGGTAATATAAATATCAAGTTGTCTGGAACGGTAAGCTGAAGAACTTTTATTTCTTTGAACGCATCGTAGTTAAGCTCTTGAACAGCTCTCTTTGCATGAAACAATATCTTATACCGCTCCTCATTGTTTACCAATGAGTGATTGCCTGAGTACATCAACAAGAAGTTGTTGACAACGTCCTGAAGACTGATATATTGATACGAGCCCCAATTGGCATTCTCAGGTGCCGCTCCTTCGTTCTCGTAGTATTGGTATTGTGATAAGTATGCCATGTGTTATTTTTTATGGATTCTGCTCCTGTTGTTCTTTAGCCATACTGAATTGAGTAACCTCTGACTCTCTAATTGAAACTCCACAGTATTGAAGTATTCTTGAAATTAATTTGTACTCATCCGAAAATGGTAGTTCAAAGTCTTGATAGTCACCTTGTGATTGGTCAAATACAGGCTCTCCATTTGTAAGAGTAATATAGGTCCATTTTGGTGGCTCAGGATATCTGAAGTAAGTGCACTCAACTTGTCCTTTATTTTGAATAGAGGAAGGATAGACCGTAATTACTTCTCCTTGTAACGTGTAGGCAGGAAATTGAATTGTTGGAGCTGTAAGATTAGAATTATTTAAAAGTGTAATCTTTCCAACATTAACCTTTTCAACTTGAACAATTGTGGCTGAAGAAAATATAGCGTATGAATTAGCAGATGCCAAGAATATGTTTGACGACAATTGTATTGTGGTATTACTTACTACCAACACAACTGTGCTAACCAATCCTGTCGTAAGGTTGGTGACAATATCTCCCGGGACTATACCCTTTGATAAAAATGCTCCTGCACTATCGACTAGGTTGCTCGCAGACACAGACGTATTCGTACCTGTCTTCAATATAACAGGTCTGCATTGTATGTCTAATATGTGATACTCATAATACCCTGTAGTAGCTGGAGTTGGTGATGAGAACTTATTGGCTGAAATATTAGTAAGATAATCAGTTCTTAAAAATCCCTCTATCGTTTCTGCTATTGGCTGTTCTACATCAGCATAATCAGTGCCTGCCGTTCGAGTGTTCTCAGCATTTATTATTTTATTGTAGGCATCAAAATACTCCTCAAAGATTTGCATTTGCGCATTTAGAGCAAACAAATTAAAATCTGAAGGGGAGATGTAGCCGTAGTTGTTCTTGTTCAAAACGGATAGTACCGTATTTCTAACAGAGTTTATCATTTTTTCGCCTTTTCACAAATATAAACAAAAAAAAGGAGGCATAACAACGCCCCCTTCTCCTCCAATCAATCAATCATTTTAAGCTAAAATTGCTTCTAACATTTTCAATGAATCAATCCCTTCATCGCTTTGCAAGAATCCTCCTGCTATTTCGTAAGGGTCTTCCCCGTAAGGAATAGACATCATCTTCTTTTTGTTAGTTGAGGTGTTAAACCAAATCTCTTTGTCCCCATTTCTCAAAACCAATAACTTGTTCTCAAAAAACATTCTAATCTTTGCCTGATACTTTAGCTCAGGGTCATTCAATATATTTAAGAACTCTCTAGGGTCAGTCTTAGCAAACACTAAGATGTCACGTCTCAATTCAGCAGTAGACACCATTGATGGGTCCTTACCAAACATCACTCTAGTAAGAGTTTCAATCTGGTCAATAGTCAATTGACGAGCTTCTATTAAAGCTTCTACTTCTAGGTTCAAATCCTCAACCTCTTCAGCTGCTTCCTTTTCCTTATCTACTTCATTAAATATAATACCACTCAATGGGTGATAGTGAAGGAATTGCTGCAGTACAGGGTTTTGTTTTGGGACCCTTAAAAACCCATCTTCAAAAATGATAGGTTCAATAATTGCATTCCCGTCTTGCTCATCTTCAAAAGGAGACTTTTGATTAATGGAATATCTGAGAGCACGATTAACATTGTTCTTCTCATCAAACCACATTAGAGGAAATCTAGGGTGATTTCTTGAAGCCAATGTATAAGACAGTGGGCTTCCTATTTTTAGTTTGTAGACCTTGTCTACAGGAATATTCTTTGCCATTTTTTTAATTGATTTAATTTGATTTAAAATTTAAAAAAAGAGAGTGTCCCTAAAGACACCCTCCCTTTATTTATTATCAACCGAATCTGAACAATACGAAGTTGTTTGCACCAAGGGTACATACACAACGCTCAGATAGGAAGTTAACCTCCATTGCATCAAGGTCGCTCGTAGCGGCACCACCGGCAGAACCAGTAATCCAAGTCTTGTAACGTCTGTCTTCAGCTTCAGAAGCTCTGTAACGTACGTGCAAGAATGGACGCTTAGCGTTCTTACCCATGATTTGGTCATACACTGAAGTAGAACCTGCAGGAACCAACAAACCAGTGATGGTCCCTGTTGCAGTAGCAGCAGCAGAAGCCAAACCACCACGCATAGTTGGGTCGTTCAAGTACTTCCAGTCAGACTTGTAGAAGTCATAACCTCTACGGAATCCTGTGAATCCAAGGTTTAACGCCATGTCAACATCATTGTCAAATAGACCATAAGATGCAGCACCTGCAGCACTACCTCCATTGTATCCGTTCAAGGTAGCCAACATATTGTCGATGTCGAAGCTAAGACCACGGTTAACAAAAACCACGTTCTCTTCGATAGCACCTTGCTTGTCAAGACGAGAAACGATAGTATCCCAATCAGGAAGAGTAGTTGGAGTTCCACCACCCCATACGTTTCCTCTTGCGTTAACAACGTAGAAGATACCTTCAGAACCCATCATTCCAGCAACTTTAGCACCTGAAGCGGTAGCAGCAGGAACAGCTTCAATCATTGCAGTCTCAAGATAATCTTCGAAACGAAGACGAGTCTCGTGCTCAGATTTCAAATACCAAAGATATCCAGTTGCTCCGTTCTCAGTAGTAACTTCAATCCAACCGATTTGAGCCATGTCAGAACCGTTAACCGCATACTTATCTTTGATGATAATAGGGTTGTTAGAATAGATGTCATCTTCAGATTCCAAAGAACCAACCATTCCATTAGTACCTTTCTTAAACTCAGAACCGTAAATGAATACAGTACAAGCAGTAGATACAGCAAAAGCTTGACCTGCAGCTTCATAGTAAGCTACTGTGAAAGTAGTTGCAGAAGGAACAGCAGTAACGATTGCCTTGTTGAACACTCCTGAAGAGTTGTTCTGAATCATTAAAGTTTGTCCAACACGAATTGCGATATAAGTAACACCTGAGTCAGCAACTGTAAAGGTAGCTGTATTAGAAGCAGCAGCAGCAGCTGAAGTACAAGAGGTATACTTAATGTGTAGACGACCTTGTTCTGCCCACTTAATTTGGTCAGAGTTAGAAGGCATCTCAGCTCCAACCATTCTTAGGAAGGAAGCGATGGTTCTATTACCATAACGCTCAAATTCTTTCTCGTAGGTATCAGGTAGATACTGGTTCAAGAAATCAAAGTTAGTAATGTAGTTTGTTTGCAACGCCACTTGCTCAGCACTCGGCTGTAGAGCGAAGGTGGGGTTGTTTAATAATGCACTTGCCATTGTTTTTTAGTTTTTAGTTTTTACATTTTTTTTGCGCTGCGAATTCTCAGATTTCTTCCTGAGTCAGGGTTTATCGCTTTCACCTGCATTCCTCCTGTAAACTTGCCAACCTCGGGAGCTCTACGCTCCGTCATGTTAATGTTCTTTATTTTACGAGTAACAT